GGAATATCATTAGATGCCTTATCTGTTGGCTCAGAGGCAAGTGCTTCGGGTGATGGAGGAATAGCATACGATGATACAACTGGTGTATTTACCTACACTCCTCCACTTAACATAACAGGAAATGCTGCAACTATAACTGTCACCGCTAACAACTCTACTGATGAAACAGTCTATCTATTGTTTGCTGATGGTGCATTTGGGTCAAAAGGAGCAGAAACAGATGCACAGTTGTATTACAATCCTAGCAACAATACTTTGAATGCTAATGTATTAAACTCTACAAATGTAATCTCTACTACTGCGAGTGCTTCTACTTCGTTAACTACACCACTTGTTACTAACAGTAATGCAGTATCTATCACAACTACTGCAAACAATGGCAATATTGCATTAAGTCCACATGGAACAGGACAGATTAGAGAAAAAGGTCTAAAGACAAAGACTGGAACATATGTCGAAACAAGACATCCCGATACTGGAACACCTGCTGCAAATAACGCAACATATGCACAAACGCATGGTATAACTAAAGTTCAAGGAAGCCAAAGTCAATTCGGTATAATTGCTGATGGTGGAACTGTTACGGTTTCTGGTGTATTACCGACTGGTGCAGTTGCAAGTGGTAGTTGTGGATACAGAGCAATAAGAGGAACTATTCACATAGACGCAGGGTTAACAAGCAACAACTTTGTAATGACTCAAGACTTTATCGCAAACGCAAGAAGCGGTAATGGAGGATTTACATTTACATCATACGGTATGGTGTTTGATGGACAAACAGACCCACCATTCAAGATAGCATGGGATGAAGTTCAGACCAATGATATGCCGTTGAAGATAATCAATAACATGGGAACTTCTACAACAAACACACTAAGAGTGTGGTGGGATTTGACTTTGTTCCCCCAAGTCTGATAAACTAACATGATATGCGAGGTATAGAACATAATGGACAGTGAAGTTATGGTGATTGTAAATGGTAACAGATGCTAATTTTGTAGTGAAGAAAGGACTTAACGTTCAAGATGGAGATATCTCCATAAAAGGAAGTAACAAAGAACTCAGATTTTATGAGGGTTCTAACTATGTAGGGTTTGAAGCCCCTGCTCTTTCTGCCAATAAGATATGGGTTTTACCTGCCTCCGATGGTTCAACTGGTCAACTGTTGAAGACTGATGGTAGTGGTAATCTTGGTTGGGTTGATGGAGGTGCTTCTGTAATTGGTGGGTTAACCGATGTAACAATGGATATTACTAATTATACAGATGGTATTCTAATCCAAACAAATAGTGATGGTTCAGCACCAACCACAGGAACGCTAAATGCAGCAGATGGTAACGTAGGAATAGGAAAAAGCGTTTTGAGTGCAATAACTAGTGCTGATGCTAACGTGGTTATTGGAAAAAATGCAGGGCCAGCCATTACAACAGGTGGATTCAATGTTTTATTGGGTGAAAACGCAGGTTCTCAAATCAGTACAGGTCATTCTAATATCGCATTAGGTAGAGGAGCAAACAGATTCGGTAATGGAACAGATAACATATCACTTGGTACTTTCTCAATGATGAACGCTGATTTAACTGGTATTCAGAATATTTGCATAGGTTATAATGCCGGAAACAATATCACCACTGGTGATTATAACGTAGTTCTTGGGAACGCAGATGTTGCTAGTGCTACGGGAAATCACCAATTATCTATATCTTCTAATGATGCTACTTCTCCTGTAACTTGGATAACAGGCGACTCATCCGGCGTGGTAAATATTCCGGGTTCTTTGACTGTTGCAGGTTCAGCAGTTGGTGGTATAGCAAGTCTAGCCGCAGATACTACACCACAGTTAGGTGGAGATTTAGATGTCAATGGAAATAGCATTGTTTCAACTTCAAACGCTAATATTGACATTACACCAAATGGGACAGGAGATATACAACTCAATGCTGATACTATTAGAGTTGGAGATGCTAGTGCAGATGTCACAATTGCTCCTAATATCAGTGGCACGACTGCTAAACTACAATTTCAATCAGATGGAGATTTAGTGCTTAGAACCGCAAGTGGCACAGGAAATATGTTCATTAATGCTAATTCATTTATCTCAATGCAAGCAACAACAATTAGATTGGGTATTAATGGCGGTAATCCAACAATAACCACATTAGGAGCGAGTGATTTAACTCTAAATACAAACCAAGGAACGACCACAGGAGCAATCAAGATTTTCGATGGTGCTAATGGAAATATAACACTAACACCAAACGGTACAGGAAATGTCTCGCTTGGCAACTTTACATTCGATGCAGATCAAACGGTAGGAAGTAGTCAGGACAATTTCGTCTTGACGTATGACAACTCAGCAGGCACGATTAGTCTTGAAGAAGCCTCAGGCGGTGGAATAGCCAGTGTAGCAGCAGATAGCACACCACAGTTAGGAGGCGATTTGGATGTCAATGGAAACAAAATCACATCGGCCTCAAAT